AGCACCTGGAATACTGATGCGAAAAGATATGAGATTGGTGACCGATGCGCTCAGATTCTCTTCCTTAAAACTTTGGAGGTTCAGTTTGCAGAAGTTGAAGAGCTCGCAGAGACTAACCGCGGAGATGGTGGGTATGGGTCGACTAATCAGCCCATCGACATCGAAGACCCTTTCCTTGATTCCTAATCATTAAATCCAACAACCATGATTAACCAAGTCCAACTAATCGGCCGCCTCGGCAAGGAGCCCGAAATCAAGACAGGCGAGAACTACACACTCGCGACGTTCAGCCTTGCCACTTCTGAAAGCTACAAAGACAAGTCAGGAGAATGGCAGGAACAGACCGAGTGGCACAACATCAAAGCCTGGGGCTACAATGCCCAGCGCTGCGAAAAACTCAACACGGGAGACCTCGTGTGGGTGACTGGAAAGATACATTACGAGTCATACGAGGTTGAAGGAGTCAAGAAATACCGAACTGAGATAATTGCCTCACAAATCCGCGCGCTTAAGGTAAGCGGAGAGGGACAGACGGCGCAAGAGCCTGCAGCGCTTCCTGCTGGGGATGATGATGGTTCAGATATGCCTTTTTGAAAAAAAAGTTACCAAAAACTTTCAAAATGTAATACAATGTTTTACCTTTATGGCATCAAATTAACCATTAAAAATTTTAAGCCATGAAAGTAAAGATTGATTCACACGTCATTTACGAAGTTTCCGGAGTAGTTGACTACTTGCTTACCAGCAGGCATGACCTTTGGGATTACGTAGAAAACAACTACGATGTCTCTGAGGATACTGTTGACGATTACAATGAGCAGTATTCAGAAATTCCCTTTGATTACGCAGACTTTACTTATGAAGAAAAATTGCAGCTTGCCTACGACAACGACTTTGAGCCAGATCCAGTTGAAATATTTCAATGGTACATCGTGAGTGAGTGGATGTATGGCAGGCTTAAGGAAAAAGGGGCGCCAGTCCTTTCTTTTGAGGGAACCAAATTTTGGGGCCGAACAACTTATGGCCAAGCCATCTACATGGACGGCATAATCAAAAAAATATTAGAACAATTTTGATAAACTAATGGGGCAGGCTTCGGTCTGCCCTTTTTAATTAAATAATCATGTACACCAAGAAAATACAGAAGTTGATAAAGGATTATGAGGCTCGCGCTGAACAATCAGATGTTATTGTAAAAATAGACCCAGTTTTGCCTACCGTATTGGTTCAAACCTATGATGGTGAATACTTTTTTCAAGAGCACCAAGCAACTGATCTTCTATCAGAATGCCCGGATTATCTTGACCCCGAGGTATGGCTGAAAGTGTACGCATTGAGCTGGTAATTGGAAATGAAACTGATAAACACTACCTTGCGTTAAAGAAAGCAGAAATTTATAAACCGATAAAATGCCACTACCAACTAAGCGACCAACAGAATCAAAGAAGGAGTTTGTATCTCGCTGCATGAGCGATGATAAGGTGATTAAAGAGTTCCCAAATACTTCCCAAAGGGCGGCTGTGTGCTATGCGCAGGCGGAGAAATCAAATAACAGAAGAAACTCAAAAAGATGAATCAAAAAATCCAACTCTCTAAAATCAATCTTAATAACGGCCAACTTGAAGGTGTGCCCAAAAACCCAAGGTTCATTAGGGATGACAAATTTGAGCACCTAAAAAAGTCAATCGAGGAAGACCCTGAGATGATTGAACTCAGGGAATTGATTGTTGTGCCACATGAAGACAAGTACGTTTGTATTGCCGGTAATATGCGCCTGAGGGCTCTGCGTGAGCTTGGGTATAAAGAAGCCCCTTGCAAGGTCATTGATTACGATGACAAGAAGCTACGAGCCATTGCGACAAAGGACAACATACCTTATGGTGAATGGGATTGGGATCTGGTGGCTAATGAATGGGATACAGATGAATTATCAGAATGGGGATTTGAGGTTTGGCAAAATAATAATCACAATGAATTGACTGAAGATGATTTTGATATAAATGAAGAATTTGATCCAATCGGCGAATCTTCTGGAATTAGAAATGTTAAATTTATATTTGATGGCGATGAAGAAGCCGAATCATATCTTAATAGTATAAGGGTTGAAGTCAAAAAAATTGGAGCTGCATGGATTGTAGACCTCAGTACCCAATCTATATAATCTCAAAAGGGAGGTTTGAAAAACCACTAACAGCAAATATATTTTTGCAAAATAATTTGCATTTCTATATTGCTGTTGAACCGCAAGAGTACAATGATTATGTTAAATCAATAGGAGCAAAATATGTATTAAAGCTTCCCTTCTCAAATTTAGGTTTAGGTTCATACCCAGCAAGAAATTTCTGTTGGGAGCATTCAAAAAAAAATGGTTATAAATACCATTGGCTTTTTGATGATAATATTATTCATTGGCTTAAATGGATAGATGGCAAAAGAAAAAGAATAAAAAATATCAAGTGCGCTCTAACTTATGTTGAAAAATTTACTACAAGTAAAAATATAGATATTGGAGGATTTGAAGAGTATAATTTTGTTCGTGAAATTCCAAAAAAGCCTTTCAAAATAAACTGCCATGTTTATTCTGCAATGCTAATTAAAAATAAATTGCCTTTTAGATGGAGGTTAAAATATAATGAAGATGTTGATTTATGCTTACAGGTACTGCATAATGGAGGAAGTACTTGCTCATGTATTTACTATATGGCCAACAAGGTTAGTACTGTTGAAAAAATGAAAGGAGGAAACCAGGATGAACTTTATAAAAATAATGACCCAAAAAAGAAATTACTTAAAGCAAAAATGTTAGAATCTGTATGGCCACAATATGCCAAAACAGTTATTAGATTTAATAGAATCCATCATTTCGTTGACTGGAAAGTATTTTCAGTTAAACAAAAATCGACATTAAATAGTAAAAAGAAGAGCTAATGCCAAAGGTGGATATAATTAAAACATCATTGATAGAAGCTCTTGAAAAAAATTTAGGAGTAGTAACTGCTGCTTGCAAACAAGTTGGGGTTAATCGTAGTACATACTACAATTATGTTAATTCAGATCCTGAGTTTGCCGCAGCTGTAAAGGATATCGACAACATTACGTTGGACTTTGCGGAATCCCAACTATACAAGCAGATTAAAAATGGCAACATCACGGCAACCATCTTCTTCCTCAAGACAAAGGGTAAAAAAAGAGGATATGTGGAGCGGCAAGAAATTACAGGAAAAGACGGCCAAGCCATCAACCAAACACAAAAAGCCGACTACTCAAAACTCTCCGTCAAAGAACTTGAACAGCTTTATCGACTTATCGACAAAGCATCAACTGAGGATTGAGTTAGCACGCAAAAGTTTCAAGTATTTCATTCAGTCAACAATGCCAGAATATCAGTTCTCCTGGCATAATCAACTACTCATTGACAAGCTCGAATCCTTTGCACGAAAAGAAATAAAGCGCTTGATGGTGTTCATGCCTCCGCGTCACGGTAAGTCTCAGTTAGTCAGCCGACATCTTCCTGCATACCTTTTCGGTCAAAACCCAGACGCACGAGTGATTGCCTGCTCATATTCCGCAGACCTTGCTAGCTCCATGAACCGAGACGTTCAGCGAATAGTCGACTCTGATGATTACCGCGACATTTATCCCGAGGCGCAAATTAACTCAAAGAATGTGGTTACGACCCAAACTTACTTGAGGAACTCGACAATCTTTGAGATTGTAGGCCGAAAAGGTTACTATGTCAGCGCTGGCGTCGGTGGCCCAATCACAGGTAAGGGCGCAGACTTCGCCATCATTGATGACCCGGTAAAGAATGCAGAGGAGGCTAACAGCCCGACCATTCGCTCCAAACATTGGGAGTGGTACACGTCAACCTTTTACACGCGACTTGAGAAGGATGGCTCCATTCTCATCACACTTACGAGATGGAATGAGGATGACCTTGCTGGCCGATTGCTGAAACTCCAAGAGCAAAGCCCCGAGGCTGACCGATGGGAGATAGTCACATTTCCAGCCATCAAGGAAAACGATGACAACGCTGACGATCCTCGCAAAGTTGGTGAGGCCCTTTGGCCGTACAAGTACCCGGT